AAGGGCGGCGCGTACGCCAAAGATGGCTCAGCAAGACACGACGGGGATGAGAACTGGCGCTACAAGATCGGGGGCGCAGGGGAGTTCAAGCAGCCGCAAGGCAGATGGCCCGCTCAACTGTTGCATGATGGGAGCCCGCAAGTGCTCTCCCTGTTTCCTGAGACTACGAGCGGCGGGGGAGATCGAGGCAACAAACCAGAGCGCGGCTTCGGAAAAGGTATGCGCGGCGATGGTATAGCAAGATCGTTTGAGGCGAGTACGGGCAGCGCGGCCAGATTCTTTCAAGAGTGCCCTCCAGACGAGGAGGTGCCTGAAGAGCCCAGCGCCGCGAGGCTGTACTACACCGCCAAGGCCTCTGGCTCTGACAAGGGGAACGAGGTCAAAGGAGCATTACCTCTTTTTGCCGTAGAAGAAGAAACCTTCACCAACAGCCATCCCACGGTCAAGCCTCTGGCGCTCCTTCGATACCTCATGCGCCTGATCACCCCTCCTGGCGGTACGGTGCTCGACTGCTTCCTGGGCAGCGGCAGCGGTGCCGTGGCTGCCCTGCAGGAGGGCTTTGGCCTCGTTGGGATAGAGAAGGAAGAAGAGTACCTTGCCCTCGCCCAGACGCGCCTTGCTGCTGCACTGCGGGGAGCGCCATGATCTGCCAACACTGCGACAGGGTCTTTCGCTACAACCTCTACCGCCCTCCAAAGATCAACAGTTGCGACATCTGCTCCATCACCCACGAGCTCAAAGCAGCTGGGTACGACCCTCAGAGCGCGACCACCCTCGCCCATCGCTGCCTCATCTCGTCCAAGGGCGACAAGGCGAAGCTTCGAGCTCTCCTCGACGAGCGCCTTCTGCCATAACCGGACCTCTACCTCGGATTACTCCAAATCTTTCTGTCAGGCCTCGCAGCTCTAGCTGTCAGAGGTTGTAGGGCTCCCTCGTCTATCTAAGTGTAGGGAAGAGAACAACAACAAAGAGGAGGCGGTCATGGGAAGCAAAGCAGCAGCTGGTGGGAACAAGGATTTTATGAGGTGCGGTCTGGGCTGGCACTCTGATAATCGCGGAGCAAAGCGCGTTTGTCGGGATGCTCGCAATACGCGCTCTCGTCGGCTGGGGAAGAAAGAGGCAGCGAGCTTTTAGTCAGCTGTCAGACAGTGCGCGTCAGTCGCGTCTATCTAGTGTTGGGCAACGATAACGGCAACGAAACGCAGAGGGGCTACCATGAACAAGTTCGAGCGGTATCTGGTCACCGCAGCCAAGACCACAACGCCTTCGGGCAAAGCCTTCGAGTCCACAAGGGCTCTCGTTACGCACCGGGTCGCAACCAGGGCGCTGTCGCGGGTCATCGACCCTGACTTCGCGCTGTATCACCCAAAGTTCGAGGCAGCCTACGACCGGCTGATGGAGAGCTTCAACACCGTGGAGTACCTGCTGACAGGGCTCAAGGGGATGAAGGACTCTGACCGGCTGGCTCGCACCCTTGAGGAGGAGTCGCTGCTGGAGGCCAGGAAGCACCTTCTCGGGTGCATCGACGCGGCCATCCTCCTGAGCTCGCGCGTCAAGCTGCACTTCCAAGACTCCCTCGACGCCTTCTTCCTGAACGAGGACGGTGACCTCTCTGGCATGACGGTGCTGGAGATTGAGCTCTCCCGGGAGAGCCTAGCTTGGCTCACTGAGGATGCCCTAGAGCGCCACGCGGAGCGCCTTGAAGCCTTCGCTGTTCGGAGCGAGCAGGATGAGTTCGGCCTCGATGAGGATGAGGATGCGTGGGTACTCTGGAACGCACCCAACCAACCCTCCCAAGAACAGCTGCGACGGTGGCGACGAGAAGACCGCGCCTTCGACGCCTAAACACACCCCACCCAAATAACCCCTTCCCTTTCCTACCCGCCTATTGTAGACTTCACTATCTCTAATCAAACCCGTCCTAAAGGTAACCCATGACAAACACTGACATTCATGCCCTGCGGGTCATGCACTTCTTTATCATTAAGGCTACCACCAACGGCTACTTCACCGCCGCAGACATTGTCCAGTTCACTGAGCCAAAAGACCTTTCCCCCTCTTATACCTCTAAGGTCTGCCAACGACTCACCCAGGCTGGCCTCCTCGAATCCCATCGAGGCAGCAAAGGCGGCTTCAAACTCAAAATCCCCAATCCCACCATCGCTGCCATCCTTAACGCGGTTGGCGATACCCCCAAGAAACTCCAACAGTGCCCCCTCCATAAAAACGCCGTCGTCGCAGGACACGCCTGCTGTGGACTCATGGAAGCTCGCGAACCCTTCGCCTCCTATATCCACACCACCACCTTCAAGGAAAGCTCCTGACACACAACCGATACTTACCTCCGAAACTAAACCCCCCCATTACCCTCCTACCCCTACTCTTACAACCCACTAGCTACTATATCGGATGTCGAACCTGTGAAAAGCGTATCTCCTTGTCTTTTTGTGTGTTAGCCTAAGGGAGGCTTGGAGCCTCATTAAGAGCCTCCCTCACCCACGGCGATAACCTCATGAAACCCAAACCTAAGAAGGAAGATACCCGTCTAAGGCGCAACCCTGACTTCTATCAACAGTTACTCGACGCCTACAGGACACACGGCATTAACCATGCCCTCGTCTCCTATCACAGCAACACCTCCCCTGCCACCGCAAGGAAGGCTTTTAACATAGGCTGGCCCGAGTATGAGTGGGCTCCTCCCATCCGCATTGCCCTCGAAACAGAGGGCTACTCTGTCAGAGCCAAGATCGCCCAACTAGACATCGATGCCCAGAAAGCCCTCGAAGACCCAGAGCTCGTCCTTCGCATCCGAGAAGAGATCCGCAAAGAAGCCTACGAAGCTGCCCTCAAAGACATGGCAACCTACAAGTCTGGCGATGCTCTGGAGAAGGAGAAGGCCAAACTGCAGGCCTATCAGACGCGACAGGAAGAAGCGGAGCTGGGAAAATATTTGCGCGCCAGGTCCAAAGTGCTCTTGGGAGCGGGAAGCACCGCAATGGGCGAATTCGTCAAGCTGGGCGAACTCCTCCGCAGACGCATTGCCCTCCTCAACGCGACCCCAGACAACCTCCTAGGAGCCATCGACCCCAGAGAGATTGTCTCCCTCATGAGCCGCTACGCTGACAGCGTGCTCAAGATTGGGCTGGTCATTCAGTCTGCCCAGGCCATTGACCGCAAGGCAGCTGGCGACCCTGACTTCGTCATGCTCCACAAGCAGCAAGACATGTCCTATGAGGAAGCGCTCAAGGTCATCGAGACAGCTGCTGAGACGCACGAGGCCAACAAGCCATTCCTCGCGGATGGCTGGAAGCACTAACAGGGTAGTTACTCCTCACCACTAAAAAGCAGTGCAGCGGGTGACGAGGTAATCTGTCCCAAGATGGTACGAAAAACCTTGGTAAATACATTGAGTGGAGTATCTAGTGGCTGTGGGGAAAATATGCTAGTTGCTCCCGAGGCGAGATCCAAGGTTTTCGCTTGGGCGCGGCGCAGGGTACCGGGTGACTCTTTTTGGTGCAGCTCGCGTAACTACCTCACGAGGTCGCAGCCATGAAAACCGCCTTTACCCCCTCGCCACATTCGCAACAAGAGATCCTGACGATTGCCAAAGCTGAGACGCAGCGAAAGATCTGGGAGGCGAATAAGATTCGCGAGGCTCAGAAGGTGCTGGCTCGAAAGTCGCCTTTGTACTTCTGCCCTTACGTTCTAAAGGTCGAGGGGACGAACACGCCGATCAAGCTGAGCGGGTATCACCGTCAGTGGCACAAGATGTTCATGGAGAACGACCGGATCGTCATCTGGTCGCATCCAGAAGGCGGGAAAACGTGGAACCTGATTGGCTACTGTCTTTGGAGGATGGGCCTGAACCACAACATCAGGATCGCATGGGCCTCCAACACCTACGGTCAAGCAGAGCGCCCGGTCAAAGCCATCATGCAGAGCCTTGAGCAGAACGTCGAGCTCAAGGAGGTCTTCCCAGACTTGAGGCCTTCCACCCGTCGAGGGGATGCCTTTGGTGTTCACGCGCTGACGATTGAGCGGGAAGAGGTTTCCAAAGACCCAACGCTGGCAACCTGTGGAGCGCACGGCTCAATCCTTGGAGCTCGCGTTGACTTGCTGATCATCGACGACGCGATTGACTTTGAGAACACGCGCGACCAGACCCAGCGGGACAAGTTTGCGGAGTGGGTGAGCACGACCCTCTTTTCGCGTCTGACAGACAACGCCCAGGTCATTGTCGTTGGAAACGCTTGGCACAAGGACGACCTCCTTCACCGGATGGCGCAAAACTCTCGCTTCGCCTCTGGCAAGTTTCCCTTGGTCACAGCTGATGGTTCTTCAGGCTGGCCTGAGATTTGGTCGCCAAAGCGCATCGAGCTCAAGAAGGCAGAGCTCCAGAACCCTCTGCTCTTCTCCCGGCTCTACCTTTGCGAAGTGCGCGACGACGCCTCCAGCCGCTTTCAGAGGGCTTGGTTGGACGCGGCGCTCCAGAGAGGTAAAGGTCGCAAATTCAGCGAGGGCCTTCAAACGCTGCCTGCCGGGTATAAGGTCTATACGGGTGTCGATCTTGGCGTCAAGCAGCACACGGGATCAGACAGCACGGTGCTTTTCACCATCTGCATCCACCCAGACGGCTCGCGTGAGGTGCTGTCCATCGACGTGGGCAAGTGGCAAGCGCCAGAGATCGTTCAGCGCCTCTACGACAACCACCATCGATACCATGCCATCATCTATGTCGAGGACAACGCAGCCCAGGACTTCATCAGGCAGTGGCTCACGGGGACGACAGCTGTCCCGGTCAGACCTTTCAACACCGGCAAGAACAAGCTCTCGCCTGAGTTTGGCGTCGAGTCGCTGGCGACTGAGTTCTACGCAGGCAAGTGGGTGATCCCTGAGCTTGGCAGCCCACAACAGCTGCGAGAGCGGGATGCTTGGCTTAACGAGATGTACTACTACGACCCTCGAAGCCACACGGGGGATCGGTTGATGGCTTGCTGGATCGCGAGGGAGGGAGCTCGCCAGGGCCATATCAGGGTCGAGACTTCCAAGCGCGATTGGTTTTCGAGATAGGTAACGTTGACAGGGGGAGAGGTAACCGGATAACTACCTCCTTTGCTCTTGCAGCCCGGGGGGACTACTTTCTTTTTAAGAGAACGGGTAGGATCGAGAGAGGTAGGAGACAGATACGATGCCGCTGAACTATGAACCGGGCGCTGGGCGCAACGCAGCTTTCAAGGCCTTCGACAAGGCCACCTCTCGCTTGGAGATGTTGGGGCTGACCGAGAGGCAGCGAAAACTCAACTGGCTGTATGCGTGGTACACCACCGTGCAGTACGACAATCGCAAGGTGGAGTTCGACGGCAGAGAGCGCCTTGACCCCATCGAGCGGGAAGCCATCGTCACAGCCTCCTTCATCCCACCCGGCTTCTACGACGTTGGGCAGCAGTACCCTCTAAAGTTCAGGCGCCCCATCGCGCCCTACAACCTCGCACGGGTCATTGTTGATCGCTTCACAGAGCTCTTGTTCTCTGAGAACCGGGTGCCACGGGTACGGGTCTTGGGCGACAGCGACACCGAGGACTATGTGCAGGCTGTCATCGAGGAGACTGACTACTGGGGGCGGTTCCTGCAGGCTCGAAAGCTGGGCGGGGCAATGGGCTCGGTCGCTATCGGGTTTCAGTTTGTAGCTGGTCGCCCTCAGGTCGAGGTGCATGATCCCAGGTGGTGCTTCCCTGACTTCGAGGACCGGGTCAGCAAGAAGCTGCGCCTCATCGAGAAGCGCTGGATCTACACCCAGGAGGAGCGGGTACCCAACGGCAAGGGCGGCTGGAAATGGTCTGACGTGCCCTACTGGTACCGTCGCATCATCGACACCAAGCGGGACATCATCTTCAAGCCTGTGGCTGTCGCCAAAGGCGAGGAGCCCCTCTGGGAGATCGACGAGGAGCGCTCGGTCGAGCACAACCTAGGCTTCTGCCCTGTCGTCTGGATTCAGAACCATGAGGTGATGGACGACATCGACGGGGAGAGCGATTGCTGGGGCACCTACGATCAGATCGAGCAGATGGACCTGCTGATCTCCATGTCAGTGCGCGGGATCATACTCAACTGCGACCCCACCGTCGTCGTCAAAGAGGATGTCGAGATGAGCTCCATCGCCAAGGGCAGCGACAACACTGTCAAGCTGACCAAGGGCGGGTCTTTCGATTATGTCGAGATCTCAGGCACTGGCCCCAAGGCGGCACGGGAGGCAGCTGCTGAGCTCCGCGAGTCCATCCTTGAGGTGGCTCAAGTCCACCTGCCTCCCTCTGACGGTGGGCAGGTGCAGCAGACGCTGGGCCAGGTGGAGCGCACCTTCTCCTCGATGCTCGCGAAGGCTGCCCTCTTGCGCAAGCAGTACGGTAAGGCAGCTCTCGACCTGATGAAGCTGCTCCTTCGCGCAGCCCAACGGATGCAGCAGGGCTATCGGGATGAGAGCGGGATGCTCGTTCGCAAGGTGTTGAAGCTGCCTCCTAAGGTGGTCGAGCAGGACGACGGCAAGGTGATCATCTCTCAGCGCAAGCTGGGGGGCGGTGGACATCTGCGCCTCATCTGGCCAAAGTTCTTTGAGTACTCCCTCGATGACTGCGCGAAGGCTGTGCAGGCTGCGGGTGACGCCAAGGACAAGGGCCTCATCGACGGCAAGACGGCGACCGAGTTCGTCGCGGCCATGTTCCATGTGGACAACGTTTCGCAGATGATGGCAAAAATTAAAGAAGAGGCTGCTGCCGCTGAAGGCGGTGGAGGCGGGATGGGCGGTGGCGGTGAGGCCTATCCTCCAGAGGAGGGAGGCTTCCCCCCTGAGGGCGAGGCCCTGCCGCCTGAAGAAGCATACTAACCAAGGAGATGGGGATCATGGCTAAGAAAGCGAAGATGCTACACACAACGAAGCTCTTTGGCGGCACCAAGACCGCTGAAGAGATCTACCAAGAGATCGCGGTCAACAAGCCCTGCGGCGGGTGCGGGGCACCGGGACTGACACAGTTCGCAACCCTTGTCATGCTCAAGGACATGATAGTGAAGCTGCCCTACATCTATGCAGCCATCATGTCGCGCAGGGAACCCGGCTCCGCTCCCCCTGCCGTCAAGACCATCTACGGTCCCATGATCTGCGTTGGTGAGATGGTCGCATGTAAAGCATGTACCCCTGCCGCAGAAAAAGCTGCGAGCGCAGGGGAGAGGCAGCTGTCCAAGAAAGGAATCACTGTTCACGTTGAGATCAGGCGCGGACCCGGCATCGACATCCCGATCTTTCAAGTCCCAGAAGGTCCAGCCTCCCCACCTCCTCAAGATCCTGCTTAGGAGAGGGTGGGGCGGGGGGGGGGGCCCCCCGC